ACTGGACGCTGGACGCCATGTGCGGGGACGTCAGCTACCGCACCATGCCCTGGATGATACGTCAGGCACAGGAGTTCTTCCCCTTAGCCACTGGAATGGTCGAGGACGGGACGATTATCACAGTAGAGGGCGAGGGTCTTCTACAAAGCATGGTCAAGGACTTTGCGGCCCAACCTCCTATGATCTCTGCCGACATTCGTGCAGCGGAAATCCTTAGACACCTCGACACGGACGCCGATATACATGGGGTTGAGATAGGAATTTTTGCTGGTGACCTATCTCGTCGCTTGCTGGAGGGGGCACCCAATCTACACCTTACGATGGTCGATAGTTGGGAAGGCAACGGCGAAGCCTACGTAGACAAGATTAAGGACTATTCCGCCGGTCTGACACAGCACGAGCAGGACCAGTTGCGAAAGTGTGCAACGGACAAGACTGAGTTTGCCAATGGACGTCGCACAATCTTACCGTTCCGCTCTCTCGTGGCCGCCGGCAAAGTCCCTGACGGGTCTATGGATTTTGTGTTCATCGACGCCGACCATTCTTACGAGGCCGTCAAGAAAGACATCAAGGCTTGGTTACCCAAACTCAAGCCAGGCGGATTGCTGTGCGGTCACGATTACGAAAACCACATCACCGATTTAGGGGTTAAGCCGGCGGTGGAAGAGTTCGCCGCAGAGTACGGGGTCAAGCCGGAATTAGGTAAGAATTTTACATGGTTCATCCCTTCAAAAGGAGCAGAAAATGGCTGACGGATTGCTAGTTAAGTTTTTCATCGACTCGGTTCATCTCACTCATGAATCGGAGAAGCAGGGACGCCCAATTTTCGAGGACAGGGAGTTTGTGGAGATCATCCCCGTCGGGGACACCAAGACCGTTCTCGTGCGCGAGTCCAACGAAAAGGACCGGCAGAGGTTCATTCAGGAGTATGAGAGATACAAGAGGGGGGAGGGTGAGAAGCACATCGGCACTCCATTGGCGGAATGGCCGGCCATGCGTCCATCTCAGATCCGGCAGCTCAACTACCTGAACATATTCACCGTCGAGCATCTGTCTCAGTGTGATGACAATGCCATGCAGAGCATCGGCCCCGGCGCCAGGGAACTAGTCAAGAGCGCAGTGGCCTATATCGAGCGGGCAAAGGATGTTTCCGTCACTACCAAATATGCCATCGAGAATGAGCGGCTGAAGGACGAGCTCGAGCGTGTCAAGGAACAGGTGGACAAGCTGGTACATGAGAGGCCGGTACCACGAGAGGATCATTACCAAGACTACAGACCAGAGGCTCCCCTAAAGCGCCGTCCCGGTCGTCCCCGCAAAACTGAAGTAGAAGTCAATGCCTGATGAATGGTTTGCTTTATGGCCGGTGCCAATGGAGGGAGGATACGGTTCCTCTCCGGCATGGGCTATGTCACGCTCCGTATGGCGTGTGAAGCATGGAGATGGTTGGAAATATTACTGGACCAAACGCCACGCACTGGAGGCGGTTGCTGCTAAATGAGAAACCTGCTCCAGATTGCCACTTCGGTCTCTCGTCGGCTGCCCCTTTCCAATGACCCTACCTCTGTGGTTGGAAACCAAGATCCACAGATTAGACAGATGCTTGAGCTTCTGCAGGAAGAAGGGGATGAGCTGATCGAACGGCACGAATGGTCAATGATGTATGTTTACTGGCAGTTCGTGGTTGCCAATAGCCAGACACAATCAGGTGTTCCTGGAAGCCAATTCGATCTTGCTCTTTATCCTACCGACTATAATCGTCTCACCAATGATTCCTCAGTCTATCGATCGGATTCGATCCTTACGCCGTTGAGCGGTCCTGTACCAAGCGATTCATGGTGGAGGCTGTTAACAGTCCCCGGCACGTTTCCAGGATACTGGCGTCTCGTAGATGGCGGCATGGAGACCATCGGCGTGAACACCGGAGCGACATGCACTATTCCTTACATATCCAATAACTGGATATTGGACGTAAACGGTACAACGACCAAGCCTCTGTGGGCCTCGGATACGGATACTCCAAGGATACAGGACGACTTGTTCATCCTTGGTGGCCGGTGGCGTTGGAAACAGTCCAAAGGGCTCGACTACGGCGAGGACATGGAGACTTATGAGAAGTGGCTGGAGAAGGCTATCTCCGCCGATCGGGCTGCCAGGCCAGTGTCCACTTCTAAAGCCTTCATGGAAATGGATCTCAGCAAGTACACTTGGCCGGGGACGATTGTCGCACCATGAGATTTCCTATCCGCAAGAAGACCAAGGTTCCTCGAGGTCAGGCCTCGCATATTGCCGAGCAGGAAGCCCCGATTAAGGGCTGGATTGCATCCGAGAATATCGTCGGCACAGATCCTTTGGGCGCCTTCCAACTCGACAATTGGTTTCCGGAGCCAAATGCAATCATCTTGCGACCTGGATATGCGCAGTGGAACTTCATTACCGGAGCCACTCCAATCAACACCCTGATGGTGTACGAGGCTGGGGCTAAGGTTCAGATGTTCGCCATATCCGGCAACACTATCTATGACGTCAGTGCCAATGCACCCTCGGTGGCTCCTCCATTCACAGCATCCAACCAGACCACGCCGGATGCCAGCGGCAGTTCTATTGTGTTTAAGAGAAAATCTTTACCCTACCCAGTGAACTTCAAAAAGGGCGGTGCATTACCGTTCTAACCGGGGGATATCATGCCAGGAATCCCGGTCGTCACTGGCCTAAATTCTTCGCAGGCAATATGGACAAACTTCTCCACTGCCGGCGGTAACTTTCTTGTCGTCACCACAAATGGGGGAGATCCGGTAAAGAACTATGACGGCACCAATTGGACCAATGCAGCCATTACCGGCGTGGACCCCACTACCCTCGTTTACGTCTTCAACTATCAGTCACGTCTGTTCTATCTGCAAAAAAACTCATCCGTTGTATTTTACCTTCCCCCCAGCTCGATTTCTGGAGCCGCACTTACCGTCAACGTGGGGCCGGAGCTTCTCTTCGGAGGACCTATCGTTGCCGGGTCTTCCTTTACGTACCAGGGGGTAACCGGTCCACAGGACTATGTTGCCTTTATCTCTTCTGAGGGCGAGGTTGTAATCTATTCGGGGACGGATCCGAGCTCCTCGACAACGTGGGGTCTAGTCGGAACCGCAAGAGTTGGCCGGCCGATAGGTAATAGATGCCTGCTGAAAATAGGCGGAGACCTAGCGGTTTTGACCGAGGACGGGATGATCTCCCTCACCCGGTCTCTACTTCTCGATCGTACTGCGGAACAGCAAGCGGCCTTCACCGACAACATCAGGATAGCGTTTGCCAATCAGTATGCATTGTCTGGAAGTTTATTTGGCTGGCAACCCATCACTTGGCCGATGGCGCACATGGTAATCGTCAATGTGCCTACGGTAGCCAGTACCACCTCCAATCAATACGTTATGAATGTTCTTACCGGGGCGTGGTGCCGGTTTCTCAATATCAATGCACTGTGTTGGGTGGTGTCTCAAGACAACATCTTTTTCGGAGACAGCTCAGGCAATATTATGCAGTTCGGTAAAGCCGGAAGCGACGCGGGCAACGACATTAACGCCACTGCCGTCGGCGGGTTCTCCGACATGGGGAAACCGGGTGTCATAAAGCATATCAAAGCGGCAATGGCGTTTGCTCAAGCCACGTCCGTCTATCAGATTGGGGTGAACATAGCGACAGACTTTGCCATTCCCAACACTGCCGCATCCTCGGCATCGTTTGGGAGTGCTCAGTCTTTTTCCGGTCCTCTTTGGGACTCTGCACTCTGGGACCAGGTGACTTGGGGATCTGGAGCCGTAACGACCACGATTGCCAATGAGGCGTGGTTGGGAGTTGCCGCACAGGGGTATTACCTTGCCCCAGTAATCTTCACACAGTCTAATGCGATAACCCCCAACCAAGTACAGTTTATCTCTTCCACAATGATTTATGAGACGGGGGCTCCGCTGGGGTGAGCCTAGTTTTTGGGCGTGACGAAGAGGTCGCGCGGTGGGCTGCAAATAAACTCAGGATTAGGAAGTTAGGAGAACTGACCACTGGATTTGTCCGCCCCTTTACAACGATCGGGGTGAGAGACAGATCGGGGCAATATTCCGGGGCATTCATATTCAGTCGTTTTACTGGTCCAGATGTTGAGCTGACCGTCGTTGGCGCAGGTGCGATAACTCGAAGCGCATTCCAAGCAGCGGCCCGTTACGTCTTCGACGACCTTGGATGTGTGCGAGTGTCGGCGACGATAAGGGCCGACAACGACAGGGCCTTGGCCGTCGCCCGCAAGTTCGGCTTCAAGCAAGAAGGCATAAGACGCAAAGGTTTCAAGGACCACGATGCGGTTCTGCTAGGATTACTCAGGGAAGATTACCGATATGGATAGCAAAAGCCCTCCGAAGCCGCCAAATGCTCAAGCGGTCATAAGCCAGCAAACTGGGGCTAATATTAAGTCTGCTAAAGAACAACAGCAGCTTAACCAGACAAACCAAGTGGGGCCTTTGGGGAGCAA